CCCAAAAAATTCCCCGGGGGTACTATTCTAGGAATGTTTTCGGATCGAGCGAGGAGGATGAATGAGCAGCAAGGTCATTGTCCACAAAGATCGAACCAATATTCTTACAATTAGTCTAGGCATTGACGTTTCTGCTGATATTATCACTAGCGAAATTCGTTCTGAGCCTGACGTTGAAGCTCCACTAATTGCTACCTGGGTTGTTTCATTCAAAACCGATGGCACAGATGGTGAATTGATCTTGATGTTGGACGATCTTACAACTAGTCAGATAAAAGCTAATAGTGGATACATGGATCTTAAACGAATTACTGGTTCTGAACCAGTTGCCGTATTTGATCAAGCTCTTGAAGTTAGTTTTAGAGGTTCGGTGACGATATGAGTGGTGACATTAATGTAATAAATCGAACACAACATATCATTGTTGACCCAGCTTCTTCATCTATATCTGTTATCAATGAAGGACCTCAAGGTCCAGGTGGGCCAATTGGGGAAGTTTCTATAGCAGCAATGAATCAAGCAATTTCCACAGCGATTTCCGCCGTCCATCAAATTCCTCCGGGGGGGTTAACAGGTCAAGTTCTAGTTAAACTTTCTGATTCTGATTATGATGTCGGTTGGGTAACATTACCATAAGGAGAAAACAATGACTGCAACTGAACCAACACCTGTCCCCGAGCCTGTTCCTGATCCTGATGAGCCAACCCCTGTCCCCGAGCCTGACGAGGAATAACTCATATGCCTGATATTCCAAGAGAAGTATTCGACCGCGATATAGAATGGCCAAAAGCTCGTAAAGAGCCTAAGCTAGATCCAGATCATCCGGCTACAATTCCTGATACACCAGATGGTCCATTCAGAGATTGGATCAAAGAGAAGCGGGATGATGAAGAAGAAATCGGCTATGAGGGGGAGCGTTAATGTCACTTATTCGAGTGCCTATGCCTTCCCCTTGTTACTCAAGTCGTGGAGGATCTGGCGTTAGATTGATAGTTATCCATACGGCTGAAGGTGCAAGAACAATTGAATCGCTTGGAAACTTCTTTGCTAATTCAGCAAATGAGGTCTCTAGTCATGCTGGTGCTGATGACAAAGCGAATACTGTTGGGATTTATGTGGAACGTCCTAACAAGGCTTGGACTGCAGCAAACTACAATCCTGTAGCAGTTCAAATGGAGTTGTGTGCGTTCGCTGCTTGGTCAACAGCAGAGTGGGATCAACATCCGAATATGCTTGATAATTGTGCCAAATGGATTGCTGAAGAATGTGCGGCGTTTGGTGTTCCGCTTAAGCGATTGAGCGCTGGTGAAGCTCAGGGTAATGGGAAAGGAATTTGTCAGCACATTGATTTGGGGTCAGGCGGTGGAGGACACGTAGATTGCGGAAATGGTTTCCCAATGGATCGGGTTATTCAAATGGCAGGAGGAGCAGACGTTGGGCCATCTCCTACGCCACCACCAGTTCAATCAGGTGGAGCCGCTCCTCCATTTCCAGGAACACTGCTTCGAAATTTCACCCAAGGACATGGCACTGCTCAGTGGCAACAACAAATGGTGGCACGAGGTTGGTCACTAGGCGTTGACGACATGTATGGTGGTGAAAGTGAGCGAGTATGTACGCAATTTCAACAAGAGAAGCATCTTGGGGTTGATGGTGTAGTTGGCCCAGAAACTTGGGCTGCAACTTGGAACGCTCCGGTCACATAATTTATGCCTTGGCGGATAAAACGTATATGGGTAGAACTTATTCTCGGTGTCATCGCCCTTACTATCGCCATTGTCGTTCTTGTTTTGAATCGAGATACTTCTACCGATCTTCTTGCTGCTCTTGGAATAGTTGGTGGAATGGCTATCATTATAAATGCTCTTCCAACCAACGGAAACGGCGACGATCACTGAATCCGCAACGAAAAAGCATACTTCTCTTGTGGTTACTAATTGCTGCCAGTGCTGCTTTGTTTGCTTTTCTTCTTGGGATTCTTTTCAGCTTAGTATAATTTCAAAATGGAGAGGAGGTTGTATGAGTGTTAGACGTCGGCAAGGTCGTCGGCCAGCTACAACTGATGAAAATCGTGAAAATCAACTTGTCTCTCTTGCAATTGATTTGGCTGAAAAGCAGCTTGCGGAAGGAACAGCTTCGGCTCAAGTAATTACTCATTACTTGAAACTTGGGTCAACAAGAGAAAGACTTGAACAAGAACGTCTTTTTAGAGAAAACGAGCTTCTTGGCGCTAGAGTAGACACCTTAGCTTCAGCTAAGAAGGTTGAGGAACTATACGCTGCCGCATTGGATGCTATGAGATCCTATGCTGGCCGAGAAATGGATTCATATAGCGAGCAATATGACGATCCATACGGCGATTATGGAGATTAAACGATATTCCGAGCTTTGTAGATTAGATACATTCGAAGAAAGATTTGAATATCTAAAACTGCATGGAGATGTAGGAAGATCTACATTCGGATTTGATCGTTATCTTAATCAAAAATTTTATACGTCATATGAATGGAAACAAGCTCGTCAAGGTGTTATAATCAGGGATAATGGCTGTGATTTGGGCATATTTGGATACGAAATACATGGTGGAATTCTTATTCATCATATTAACCCGGTAGTTGTAGATGATATTATTCATGGAGAAGAATGGTTATTTGATTCAGAATTTTTGATTACAACTACTCAAACCACACACAATGACATACATTTTGGTACCAATAAAGTCTATCCTAAGGTGGTTTTATCACGTATTCCTGGTGATACAAGGCTTTGGCAGCCAAAAAAGGAGTAAAACATGGAAGAAAGCATACTAAAGAGTACCAAAAAGATTCTCGGTCTTGATGAAACGTATGTTGTCTTTGATTTGGATGTCATTACTCATATTAATGCGGCTTTCTCCATTCTTAACCAATTGGGTGTCGGCCAAGTTGAAGGATTTTTTATTGAGGATGATACAGCCGTATGGAGTGATTTTATAGTTCCTGAAAATCAACTTCGTTTGGTTAGAACATACGTATATCTGAAAGTTCGAAGCATATTCGATCCTCCTGCTACTTCTTATCTCATTGAAGCAGTAAATAATCAGGTTAAGGAATACGAATGGAGACTCAACGTCTTTAGGGAATGGGAACTTGATCCTAATGATCCGGCTGTTACCCCTATTCCAACTCCAAATAGGAGGATGGCCTCATGAATCAAGATGTTAAAGAATTTATTGAACATCTTAGTGTAAAACCTTGGAGCGATTACACCAAAGCAGATTATTCAATTGAGCAATGGCATAAAGCTTGTTTGGTTCATCAACATACTGGAGCTCCTACTTCAAAATCTCAATGTAAATTGCCAGTTAGAACACCGAATGGCGCTCTTAATAAGAATGGAGTACAGGCTGCCGCTGCTGCATTAGCTGGAGCGAGAGGTGGTGTACAAGCTTCTCCTGTTGAAAAAGCTTTAGCTGCTAAATCTTTAATCACATATTATCATCAAATGGGTAGCAATCCTCCACCATCATTAGTTAGACATTCTTCAGTTCAAGATTTTATTGATCATCATGGCGTCAAGGGAATGCATTGGGGTGTTCGACGATCTAACACGAAATCATCTACTGAGAATAAAAGAGTTTCTGAATTAAGAAAGAAAAAACCATCGCAACTTACTAATAAACAATTGAAAGATATTAATGAAAGATTAAATCTTGAAACAAACTATTCTAGATTAACTTCTAAACCTAATGCAGCAAAAAAAGGAAAACTACTTGCAGCAGAAATTCTTGGAACACTTGGGCTTGGTGTTACAGCTTATAATTATGTTAAGTCTCCTGCTGGTCAAGTAGTTGTTTCACATGGGGCAAAACTTGTAAAACGAATACTCAAAAGCCGTGCAAAAACACCAATTAAACAATTGACTTTATTTTAAATGTAAGGAGACAGTATGAGTTTATCTAATACTGCAACTCCTAAATATTATGGCGAATTTCGTGCTGCTGTTCTTCGTGGAGAAATTCCTGTAAACAGAGAAGTTTCCATGGAGATGAATCGAATAGATGAACTCATTACAAATCCTAATATTTATTATGACGACATGGCTGTTCATGGTTTTATAAAATATTGTGAGTTTGAACTTACGTTAACTGATGGCAGTGATTTGTTTTTGCTTGATACATTTAAAGTTTGGGCTGAACAAATTTTTGGTTGGTATTTTTTTGTTGAACGAAGTGTGTATCAACCAAACCCAGACGGACGCGGTGGGCATTACGTAACTAAGTCTATAAAGAAAAGACTTACCACTAAGCAATACCTAATCGTCGCCAGAGGGTCAGCCAAGTCAATGTATGCCGAATGCATTCAAGCCTACTTCCTCAATGTCGATACCGCCACGACTCATCAAATCACAACTGCCCCAACTATGAAGCAGGCCGAAGAGGTCATGACCCCTCTACGTACGGCCATCACCAGAGCAAGAGGACCCTTGTTCAAATTTCTAACTGAGGGATCTTTACAAAATACAACTGGGTCAAGAGCTCAAAGAGTCAAACTTGCTTCAACTAAAAAAGGAATAGAGAATTTCCTTACTGGTTCGCTGTTAGAAGTTCGTCCTATGACGATTAATAAGCTACAAGGACTCCGTCCTAAAGTTTCAACTATTGATGAATGGTTGTCTGGAGACATCAGAGAAGATGTTGTTGGAGCAATTGAACAAGGTGCTTCGAAGATGGACGACTATTTAATCGTTGCTATTAGTTCTGAAGGAACAGTTAGAAATGGTTCCGGCGACACAATCAAAATGGAACTTTCTAGCATACTTAGAGGTGAGTATCAAGCACCGCACATTTCTATTTGGCATTACAAACTTGATGACATGGAAGAAATTACTGATCCGGCGACATGGCTAAAGGCAAATCCTAATTTAGGAAAAACTGTTACGTATGATGTGTATCATTTAGACGTTGAGAGAGCCGAGAAGGCCCCTGCATCTAGAAACGATATCCTAGCGAAGCGGTTTGGAATTCCTATGGAAGGTTATACATACTTCTTTACCTATGAAGAAACTTTAGTTCATAGACCTAGAGAGTTTTGGAGTATGCCTTGTGCTCTTGGCGCCGATCTTTCACAAGGCGATGACTTCTGTGCATTTACTTTATTGTTTCCATTTCAAAATTATTCATTTGGTGTTAAGACAAGAAGCTACATCACAGAATTAACATTGATGAAACTTCCTGCAGCTATGCGAAGTAAGTATAGCGAATTTATTAATGAAGGAAGCCTGCAAGTTCTTAACGGAACTGTTCTTGACATGATGGAAGTTTATGAAGATCTTGATCAATTTCTTCGAGCAAATGAGTATGATGTTCGTTGTTTTGGCTTTGACCCATATAATGCAAAAGAATTTGTAGCTAGATGGGAAATAGAGAATGGATCATTCGGTCTTGAAAAAGTTATTCAAGGTGCAAGAACAGAATCTGTTCCTTTGGGCGAATTGAAAATTTTGTCTGAAGAAAGAAAATTAATTTTTGATCAAGAACTTATGTCGTTTGCTATGGGTAATGCCGTTACTCTAGAAGACACGAATGGAAATCGTAAACTTTTGAAGAAACGTGCGGAAGAAAAGATCGACAATGTCTCAGCCATGATGGATGCCTATGTAGCCTATAAGGCGAATAAGGAGGCGTTCGAATGATAAAGACTCGAAAATTTTTAAGGGAGGTGAGCCATGCCGATAATGGATAGACTTAGAAAAAGTTGGAACGCCTTCCGTAATTCTAATCAAGAAACTGATGATTACGGTCTTTATGTTGCTAGTCCATATTATGGTTCCGGATCTCCGTCTAGACCTAGGCTTGCGATTTATAGTGAGCGATCAATTGTTTCTTCTATTTATACTAGAATTAGCATTGATGTAGCGGGTCTCGTTATAAAACATATCAAAATTGATAAAGATGGACGATACATGGGCGATGTTCCTAGTGCTTTAAATGAATGTCTTAAATGGCAACCAAATATTGACCAAACTCCTAGGCCATTTAGGCAAGACATTGCCATGACACTTTTTGATAGAGGTGTTGCAGCGGTAGTTCCAGTTGATACTACTAGAAATCCACAAAACACTCAAATTTTTGATATTTATAGTCTAAGAGTTGGCGAAGTTGTTAGTTGGTATCCTAAACATGTGCGTTTAAGTGTTTATAATGAAAACCAAGGTAGGCGTGAAGAAATTACTTTGGAAAAAAGATTTGTAGCTGTTATTGAAAATCCGTTGTATTCAGTTATGAATGAGCCAAACTCAACTCTTCAACGATTGATTAGAAAACTTTCGCTTCTTGATGCTGTGGATGAACAATCAGGTTCGGGTAAATTAGACATAATAATTCAGCTTCCTTACGTTATTAAATCTGAAGCTAGAAGACAGCAAGCAGAGAAGCGACGAGAAGACATTGAATTTCAACTTAAAGGGAGCCAGTACGGCATTGCCTACACCGATGGCACCGAGAAGATTACTCAGCTTAATCGGCCAGCTGAGAATAACCTTCTTAAGCAAGTCGAGTATCTTCAAAACATGCTGTACAACCAACTTGGTCTTACCGAAGAGGTCATGAATGGTACAGCTAATGAAGAAACCATGCTAAATTATTTTAATCGTACCATTGAGCCAATAGTTGATGCTATCATAGAATCTATGCAAAGAGCGTTTCTTGGTCCTAGTGGTTCTAGAGGTGATGAGCGGATCCAATACTTTAGAGATCCATTTAAGTTGGTGCCAGTTACTAATGTAGCTGAAATTGCTGATAAGTTTACTAGAAATGAAATTCTTTCAGCAAATGAAATTAGAGACTTTCTTGGAATCAAACCTTCGGATGATCCAAAAGCAGATAAACTTATAAACAGCAATATGCCACAAGCAACTCCAGTTCCAGCTCCAGGACCTAGCTCTCTTGAAAGGATCAGTCAAAATGGAAGCTGATTTCAGCGGTTATGCTACTAAGGCTGGACTCCAATGTTCTGACGGTAGGACCATCATGCCTGGTGCTTTCAAACATCAGGATAAAATGCGGGTTCCTCTCGTTTGGCAACATGGTCATTCTGACCCGGAGAATGTTCTTGGTCACGCCGTCCTCGAAAATCGAGATGATGGGGTCTATACATACGGATTTTTCAATAAATCAACCAAAGCGGTTCATACAAAGAGTCTTCTTGACCATGGCGACATTACCATGCTTTCTATTTGGGCCAACGAGCTTGTTGAGAGGTCTGGGAAAGTTCTTCATGGAGCAATTAGGGAAGTAAGTCTTGTTCTATCTGGTGCTAATCCTGGTGCGCTAATTGAAAACGTTACAATTCATCACGCAGACGATGAAAACGTTACTCTTGAAGATGAAGCAATTATTTATACAGGTCTCGAAATCGAGCATGCTGATGCTACAGCTAGTTCTGGCGATAATACTGGTGATAATACTGGTGACGGCGAGACAATTCAAGATGTTTATGATTCAATGACTGATAAACAAAAAGAAGTTCTACATTATATGCTTGCTCAAGCGCTTGATTCTGGCGAAGGCGATAATACTGATAATACTGGCAATGCTGATAATACAGACCAAATGCAGCAGGATAATGTTAACAAGGATTCCAACAAATCTGATCAGGAAGGTAGCTCAATGACCCGCAACGTTTTCGAGAGTGGCGATAAGAGCCCCAACTCGCCAGTTATCTCACATTCAGATATTCAGGGCATTGTTGCTGATGCCACCAAGACTGGATCTCTTAAGCAAGCCGTTGAGAATTATGCTCTTGCTCACGGTATCAATCAGATTGACACGCTTTTCCCAGAAGCCACCGCTCTTACAACTGCTCCTGAATTCTATACTCGTCGCACAGAGTGGGTAAATTCAGTTCTTAATGGAGCGGGAAAATCTCCATTTAGCCGAGTGAAGACCCACTGGGCGGATCTTACTTATGACGATGCTAGGGCAAAAGGCTACATTACGGGAGATGTTAAGAAAGAACAGTTTTTCGGAACTGCTCGTCGAGAGACTTCGCCGCAAACCATTTATAAGAAGCAGCAGCTTGATCGTGATGACGTTCTTGACATCACCGATTTCGATGTCGTTGCTTGGATGAAGAGCGAAATGCGGCTCTTGCTTGATGAAGAGATTGCTAGGGCAATTTTGATTGGCGACGGTCGTGATGTTGCTTCTGATGAAAAGATCAAAGAGGATCGAGTTCGTCCTATTGCTACCGACGATCCAATCTTTACCATTCAAGTCCTTTGTGATCTTGCAGCTGGTGATATTTCTGATTTTGTCGATGCTGTTATTCAATATCGGTCACAGTATCGTGGTACTGGCTTGCCAACGATGTATACCACTGAGCATCTTATTTCGCAAGTTATGTTGGTGAAAGACACGTTGGGTCGTCGTCTTTATACTTCATTGGATCAATTTGCTTCAGAGCTTCGTGTAAGCGCTGTTGTTCCTGTTGAAGTTTTCACAGATGATAGTACTGGTTTGCTTGCGCTTCTTGTTAATCCTGCAGACTATAATATTGGCGCAGATAAGGGTGGGCAAGTCAATCTATTCGATGATTTTGATATTGACTACAATCAATACAAATATCTGATAGAGACTCGTGTGTCAGGAGCTTTGGTCAAGCTGAAGTCGGCGATAGCTGTTCGGCAAGGAACGTTTGTTCCTCCTGATACCGGTTCTTATGGGCATATTATTTCTCCTGAGCCGCCTAATGCACGACAGAGCGTTCCTCCTGTTCATGGTTCTCTGCCAGATGCAGCAGGAGGTACCCAAGATTCTCCAACTAGAAGCACAAAGCCTTCTTCTCCTGAAGGAAGCTAATTGAGCTAAAGGAGTTCTGATGGCACGGTTCTTTGGAGAGGTTGGCTATGGTGATACTATAGAAACCCCAGCCGATTCTGGTGTTTTTCAAGATGTTATTACTGAATTTGGATATTATGGTGATGTAACAAGAAATACCAGAAAATTGGAACCCGGAGAAAGTCTAAACGATGATATAACTGTCGGTAACTCGATTAGTATTGTCGCTGATGATTATGCCATTGAACATTTCTTTAAAATCAAATACGTTAGATGGGCCGGGACTCTTTGGACAGTGAAAAGTGTTGAAGTAAGGAGTCCTCGGCTCATTCTGAGTTTAGGGAGTGTTTATAATGGGCAAACGCCTTGATCTACAAGCTCTTTTAGTAAGTGTTTCAGGCATTGATAACGTATATTTCCAACCACCTCCCACTGTGCAAATGAAATACCCATGTATTGTTTATCATCGTGATTATGAACAATTTAATCATGCTGATGATATTCCTTATATGCGCAGAAGACGTTATATGGTAACAGTTATCGATAAAAATCCTGACAGTGAAATACTTGATAAGATTTCGGAATTGCCATTATGCGCATATGATCGATTTTATACTGCAGACAATCTAAATCACGATGTTTACAAACTTTTCTTCTAAGGAGAAACAAAATGCCCGCACTAGTTTGGGATCTTGTTGGTGATCGTTTCTACGAAACTGGCATTGACCATGGCGTTCTTTATATTCCAGACGCTGATGGTGTTTATGCTAGTGGTGTTCCATGGAATGGTCTCACAACCGTAACTGAAAGCCCTAGTGGAGCTGAACCAAATGCTCAATACGCCGATAACATCAAATACCTGAACCTCATTTCAGTTGAGGAATTCGGTGCTACAATTGACGCATTCACTTATCCTCCTGAGTTTTCAGAATTTGATGGTCTTGGTGTTCCTACACCAGGCGTGTTTGTTGGGCAACAGCCTCGTAAAACGTTTGGGCTGTCGTATCGTAGCAGAATTGGCAATGATCTTTCAGGCGATAGTTACGGTTATAAACTTCATCTTGTTTATGGATGTATTGCTACTCCATCGGAGAAAGCTTTTAACACAGTTAACGATTCTCCTGAAGCCATTGCTTTCAGTTGGACTATCTCTACAACTCCTGTTCCAGTATCCAATTATAAGCCAACTTCATTGATGGTAGTTGATTCGACCATGGTCGACAAAGCTGGTCTTGCATCCCTTGAGGCCGAACTTTATGGAGGCGATGCATCAGAGGCCAAGCTTCCTCTTCCAGATGAGGTAATTACCCTCTTGGGGGTCAACCTTGCCACTGGCGCAACATCCGGTGCACCAGGAACTTGGACTCCTCCTGGAGCCGCTCCTCCATCAAATGTTCCTGCTTTGCAAGCATCTCTTATTGCCGCCGCACCTACTACTCCTTGGGTAACTGGAGAGTATGTTCAAACTGGAGCTAGTGGAGTTGCTGGCCAAGCTTATTGGGATGGAACAGCTTGGACTTCTGGAAAAGCTCCTTGATTTGATTGATAGGAGATTGGAGAATGCTCAAAATTATTATTCTTGGAACCGAATACTTCAATGAAGAGACAGAAACTTTCGAATCTGTTGGAGACTTTGAATTGAAGTTAGAGCATTCTCTGATCTCACTGTCAAAATGGGAGTCGATTCACCAGACCCCGTTTTTAACAAGCCAACCAAAAACTACACGAGAAATTTTTTCTTATATTGAATCAATGATTATTACTAAAAGTTATCCAGAAAATTTGTTTAATAGACTTAGTAAACAAAACATAGAGGATATTAACAATTATATTGAGTCTAAAGAATCAGCAACAACCTTTGGCTCAATGCCAGAAAGAAAAGGTAGAGGCGAAGTAATTACGGCAGAATTAATTTATTATTGGATGGTTGCATTTCAAATTCCATTCGAATGTGAAAAGTGGCATCTTAATAGATTATTTGCTTTAATACGTATTTGTAACATCAAGAATACAAAACCAACAAAGATGAGTCGAAACGAGATCGCGCAGAGAAATAGAGAGCTTAACGATAAGCGTCGAGCGGAACTTAACACAAGAGGTTGATTGGAGTCCAAATGACTGCACTTGTCTGGGATGAAACTGGGAAACACTTTTATGAGACTGCTGTTAGTAAGGGCGTTTTTTATGATTCATCCGGTATTGGAACCTCTTGGAACGGCCTTACTTCTATTGAAGAAAATGTATCAAATTCAGTTCAACCAATTTACTTTGACGGAATTAAGTTTAATGACATTGTAACAAATGGGGATTTTTCAGGAATTTTAAAAGCGTGGACTTTTCCTGATGAATTTCTTCCATATGAAGGAATTATAGAAGAGCAAACTGGTTTTTTCATTGCAGATCAACCAACAAGTAGATTTGGTTTATCATATCAAACTAAACTTGGAAACGATATTGAAGGATTAGAATACGGTTACAAAATTCATCTTTTGTATAATCTGACTGCTCTTCCATCGCAAAGAACATATCAAACTTTGACACAAGATGTAAGCCCATTGGAATTTGAATGGACTATTACTGGAATTCCGGAATCTATTGAGAATTATAGACCTACAGTTCATGTTATATTTGATAGTACAAAATTGGATAGTTGGCTTCTTGAAGATTTAGAAGGAATTATTTATGGGGACGAGGATAGCGATGCTTATCTTCCTCCATTAAAGGGTCTTGCTACATTTATCAGGAAATGGGATCGTCTTATCATTACTGATCATGGTGATGGCACATGGAGTGCAGAATCGGCTCGAGAAGGTCAAATCATTATGCTGGATGATACAACGTTTGAAATTACAGCAGACACGGCAATTTATTTGGATCCCGATACATATACTATAAGTAGCAGCGACAAAAATGAGGAGGATGTAAATACATGGCGACTATAACTGGTTTTACTGCCGAACGTATGCTTGTGATTGAAAACGAAACTGTTATTGATGGTGAAGTCCAAGGCGATAATCTTCATCTTATTCAACGAGGTGGAACAGTCATAGATGCTGGAAACGTTCGTGGTGCTACAGGTCCTCCAGGTACTAATGGCACTAATGGAGTTGATGGAGTACAAGGTCCTCCAGGTTCTGATGGATTAGGAGTTCCTATTGGTGGATCAGTAGGACAATTGTTAACTAAAAATTCTGATATTGATAATGATTCATCATGGCAACCTCCGTATGTTGATGCAACTTTACCAAAAGGTATCGTAATGCGAGCTGGCGCTGGATCCGGGGTTTGCCAAGCACCTTATGTGACGATGTGGACTCCACCACCATTTCCTGTAGAAGCTGGTCGATATTATCTTGTTTGTTTTACAGGAAATTTTGGCCAGGTTACTACCGCTGCTACAAGTTCGACTGTAGATATGCGAGACTGGGCTGCTCCAGAATGGCGTCGTACTCTTCATGGTGGGCAAATTCCGCTTAATACCGCTAATATTTGGAGTATAGCAGAAGTATTTCAAGCACGAGCTGGCCAACTTACTCAGCAAATGTTAATTACTGGAGGTGTAAGCCCAGGAGAGCTTCGTTTATCTAGTGCTTACATAACTGTATACGACATGGGTCTTTAAAAAGGAGAATTATGAGTTATCATACGCAAGCTATGCTTCAAAACAATCCGGATTTCCAAGCTCGTGTTCATTCAGTAAATCTTCAACAAGCTTATATTTACAAGGATTCCCAACTAGAGGATCATAAATCCTTGGCAAATGATATTATGCGTAACGAATCTACTTCAGGATCTGTATTTATTCGTCTAGATGCTGGTGGCCCAGGAATCGCTGATAAAGTAGAACAACCAAATGGAGATATAGATCAATCATTGGTAACAGATGAAGATTTGCTTAGTTTGACTCAAGCAAATTGGCCCGTAGTAGCTGCTCTATATTTCAATACGGATGGTACTCCTATTGGAGGGTAAACGCCATGATTTCTGCCAGCGTAACAGGATCGTTTAACAAAACTGAAAAGTTTTTAGATTTCTTAAAAACAGATAAAATGTTTAGTGGTTTGCCTGCTGGTGGACGTCAAGGTGTAGATGCCCTTTCAAGAGCTACTCCAAGAGAAACTGGTTTGGCAGCTAGTTCTTGGGGTTATGAAATTGTTAAAGAATCTGGAATGCATAGAATTTGGTGGTATAACACTGATATAGAAGGCGGCGTAAATGTTGCTGTGCTTATTCAGTATGGCCATGGAACCGGAACTGGTGGTTATGTTCCTCCTAGAGACTATATTAATCCAGCAATGAGATCGGTATTTGATAATTTGGTTGATTATGTTTGGAAGGAGGTGGAAAATGGCTAGTGTAGATGAACGTGTTGTCAAGATGACCTTTGACAACGCTTCGTTTGAAAGAAGAATAAGCTCCACAATTGACAGTATAAATCAACTGGATAAAGCTCTTCAACTTAAAGGTGCTGCAAAAGGAATTTCAGAAGTTGGAGACGCCGCCGATCATGTAAATTTGGGTGGAATGGCCGATGCTGTTGAAAACATTAGTCATAAATTCTCTGCTCTAGGTGCAATTGGATTTACTGTTATTCAAACCCTTACCAATAAAGGTTTGGGATTTATAGAAAACGTAGGTAAGAAAGCTTTAGGATCTATATTTGAAGGTGGTACTACAAGAGCTAAAAATCTCGAGCAGGCAAGATTTCTATTTGAAGGTCTTGGTGCTGATGTAGAAGCATCAATGGAAAGCGCAAGAAAAGCTGTAGTTGGTACAGCTTATGGTCTTGACGAAGCCGCTAAGACTGCTGCTCAGTTTGGTGGTTCTGGAATTAAAGCTGGCGACGAAATGACAGCCGCTCTTCGTGGCGTTGCTGGTGTTGCTGGAATGACTGGTAGTTCGTTCTCCGAAATATCTGATATTTTCACTGCTGCTGCCGGCCAGGGTAAAGTAACTGGTTATACCCTAGAACGAATCTCAATGCGAGGCATAAATGTTGCCGCACAATTGGGAAAACAGTTGGGAAAGACAGAACCGCAAATTCGCCAAATGGCTCGAGATGGCGAGATTGACTTTAAAACCTTTGCTAAGGCTATGGACGACGCCTTTGGTAAGCATGCGCAGGAAGCTAATAAGACATATGTAGGTTCTTTAGCTAATATGAAAGCTGCCTTGTCTAGGCTTGGCGCTGCCTTTATGACCCCCCATTTGACGCAGCAAAGAGATTTGTTTAATGCCATTTCACCTAAGGTGGATGATTTTACAAAGGCAATGAAGCCTCTAATTAAAACATTTATGGATCTAAAAGGGGTTGCTACTGGAAATCTTATTAAACAAATAAATGGATTGAGTTTTGCTAATTTAACCAAAGCTATTCCTAATTTCTCTGCTGGTCTTAAAGAATTATATCAATCTTTTAGTAAAATTCTTAGTATTGCTGGAAAATCATTCAAAGAAATCTTTCCTTCTTCATCAACTTCAATTATTATTACACTTGCTAATGCTTTTAAGAAATTGGCTGATCATCTTGTAATAACTAAAGATGCTGCTACTAAAATTGGAACTGTTTTCAAAGGTATATTTTCTATTCTAAGCATTGCTTGGTCAATTGTAAAAGAAGGCATAAAATTTATTGCTTCATTGGTTGGTGCACTTCTTGGTCTTGGTGGTGGACCAATTAGTGACATGTTTCTAAAAGTAGCTAATTTCTTCACTGCATTGAATAAGGGAATTGCTTCTCCTGGTAATATAAAGAAATTCTTTGATACTTTAACAAATGCGGTTAAGGTGCCGATTGCTTTTATCCAAGATCTTAAAGATAAAATTATTTCTTTCTTCAAGAGTGATCCTGTTGATAAAGTTTCACCAGCTTTTGGTAGAGTTGGCGATAGATTTGCTTCACTAAAAGATGGTTTGGGTAAATTAGGGGATATTTGGGCTCCTCTTTCAAAAGCTTTGGGTAAAGTTGGCGAAGTTCTTAATACTGCTTTACAAAAAATTGGCGGATTTTTCAAAGATCTTGGGAAGAATATTGCTTCATTTATGAAATCAGGAGATTTTAAGCCAGTTCTTGATACAATAAATACCGCCCTGCTTGGTGGAATCGCTCTTCTTATTGCTAGATTCCTTAAAGGCGGCATAAATATTAATGTTGCGCAAGGACTTATGGATAAAATTGGCGGCATGTTTGACCAACTTACTGGTGTGCTTAAAGCAATGGAAACAAACATCAATGCAAGCACTTTAATGAAAATTGCCGAAGCTATGGGCATATTAACACTTTCTGTTATTGCTCTTTCTTTGATTGATTCGGCTAAATTAACTAAAGCTTTAACAGCAATGGCAGTTGGTTTTGGTGAATTACTTGGTGCATTTGCTATTTTGCAAAAAGTAACTGGAACTTCAGGATCAGTTAAATTTGCAGCTATTGCTGTTGGATTGCAAATTCTTGCTGGAGCAATGTTAATTCTTTCATTGGCGGTTGCACTTTTGGCTCAGCTTAGTTGGAATGATCTTGAAAAAGGCATGGGCGCAATACTTATCTTGCTTGGTTCAATGGTTGGAGTGTCGCTTCTTCTTGAAGGGAAAGGTCCTACTCTAGCTGCTGCAGGCGTTGGAATTATAGGAATTGCAACTGGAATAGCTATATTGGCTGGAGCCGTAAAACTTTTCGGAACTATGAGTTACGAAGCAATTGGTAAAGGCTTGGCTGGTGTTGCTGGTGGTCTTCTTGTAATTGCAGCAGTTATGAAACTTATGCCTCTAACTATGCCGCTTATAGGTGTTGGACTACTAATGGTTTCGTTTAGCTTGGATGTTTTAGCTGGCGCAATGAAAAAGATGGCAAAGTTGTCCTGGGGAGAAATTGGCAAAGGTTTGGCTGGAATTGCCGGGGCTTTAGTTATTATTGCGTTGGCAATGAATCTTATGCCGACAACTATGGTTCTTACTGCTGCTGGATTGCTTCTTGTAGCAATTGCCTTGCAAGGAATATCTAAAGCTTTAGCGGCTGTTGGTGGATTGTCATGGGGAGAAATTGCTAAAGGTCTTGTAGGTATTGCTGGGGCTTTGGTCCTTCTTGCAGCGGCTATGTACGTTATGCAAGGCACTATTCTTGGTGCAGTAGCTATGACAATTGCTGCAGCAGCCTTAACTATTCTTATTGGAGTTATTAAAGGATTTGCTGGAGTAAGTTGGGGAGATTTATTGCATGGACTTGCTGCGCTTGCACTAGCACTTGCTGCAATTGCCTTAGCTTCCATTGCTCTTTCTCCTGCAGTTCCTTATATTCTTGCTTTAGGAGTGGCGTTAGGTATTCTTGGTGCAGCATTTGCTATATTTGGTGTTGGCGTATTCTTAATTGCTAAAGCAATGGATATGCTTGCCAAATCTGGTGTAACAGGATCAGCTGCGTTTGTTAAATCCTTAGAAAATATGGGTAAAGCAATACCTGCATTTCTTAAAGGTGTCCTTGAAGGTTTGTTGGGTTTAGCTGATGTAATTATGAAATTTGCTCCACTGTTGGCTAAATTCTTAGTGACTATTCTTACAACTGTACTTGATGGCTTGATAAAACTTATTCCAAAAGCGCTTGTAATAGTAGGTCTTCTTATTAGTGGAATTTTAAATTTGCTTAAAACAAAGATTCCAGAATATGTTAATGCTGGACTAGAAATGATTCTTGGAATTCTTACAGGACTTCGAGATAATATTCCAAAAATTATAATCGTAGTCGGCGAAATCATAACTGGTTTTCTCAATGCGCTTGCAACCGAACTTCCTAAGATTGTTGATTCAGTAGCCAATCTTATTATTGCACTATTTACCAGTGTAGCGACAGCTGTTGGTAAGGTTGCAGGAACTTTGATGTTTGGCATCGGTATTGCATTTATTAATGGATTTATGAGTGGAATTCTTGCTTCAGCTCCCGGTCCTGCAAAATGGTTTGCTAATTTGGCCGGTAATGTTCTTGGATGGATTGGAAATGTAGCAAGTACGCTAGTTACCAAGGGTAAGAATTTCATATCTGGTTTGTATTCTGGTATTACAACTCAAGCTTCTGGTGTAATTAGTTGGTTCCAGAGACTTCCTGCTAATATTCTTAGTTGGATTGGTAACGTCGCAGGTACACTTATTGGCTCTGGTAGGAATCTTATAAGTGGTCTATATAACGGAGTTACTGGAGCTATTGGTTCAGTATCAGGATGGTTTGCTCGTCTAGGTGGAAATATTCTTAGTTGGGTTGGCAATACTTTAGGTATTCTTGGCACCGCTGGTCGTAATATTATGACTGGTCTATATAATGGTATCACAGCCGGTTGGGGTACTGTGTCAGGATGGATAAGCGGAATTGGTAGTCGTGCTGCAGGCGCTGTCGGAAATCTAGGTGGCGTTCTTACTGGTGCAGGTAGAAGTATCATGGATGGTTTGTTGAGTGGTATAACAGATGCATGGAATAAGGTTGCTGGTACGCTTAGTGGATTAGCTGATAAAATTAAGAGTCTTAAGGGACCCCCGAAGAAGGATGCTAAGCTACTCATTGAAAATGGTATGCTTATTATGCAGGGTCTTCAAAAAGGCATTGAAGATGAATGGGATAATGTTGCTAATTGGCTGAGTTCTGTTGATCCAGCTGCTGAGCTTGACAAAAACATTGGCGATCGTATGTCTAATGTTTTGAATTCAGCAATTAGCGATATGGTTGACCAACTTGGCAACATGCCTGAAATGACGCCAACAATAACCCCCGTTCTTGATTTAACTAATGTCGTTGCTGGTGCTAAGCAAATTTCTGATTATATTGCGGATCCAACGCTTACTCCAGCATATTCATACAATCAAGCAAGCACCATTGCCGCAGCTACCTCTATTCGACCCGATGATACAACCAAAACTGATGCTGCTGGTGGAGCAGTGAAGTTTGAACAGAATATTTATGCTCCAACACAACTTTCTACAAGTGATATCTATAAGAATACTCGTAATCAGATAACAATGGCTAAGCAGGAGTTGAGTATCCCATGAGAGTCACTAACGTAAGTTTATATTCCAACAACATAGAAACCGTCGCGTTTAGTTTAAGTCAAGCAGAGCCAGATGCTCAATATTATGTTAGAGATATGACTGGATTAGATAGTGAAGATTTAATCCCTAGATTTTATGGATTTGGTGCACAAACAAAAATCAAATTTTATGATTTTGTATTAAAACCAAGACTTATTGTTATTCGATTTGTATTAAATCCACGATTTAATCTTGATGAATCATATTCTGATGTTCGTGATGCCTTATACAAATCCATTTCTTCGGCTAGAAGTGGATTAATTTATTTGCATTTTAACTCCGGGGGGACAACCGTAGCAAGGATCTCTGGTTTTATTACTAAATTTGAAGTTCCATATTTTACTCCACTTCCAGAAGTTCAACTTTCAATTAAATGTGATGATCCGATGCTTAGAGGTATTAATCCAGTTTTTTACAAACAAGCTGAACTTAAAACTGTTAACCCAATTATTATTCCAGACAGTATGTCTACTGCTCCTCACGGATTTTCGTTTCAAGTAACTTTTAAAGCTGCTTGCCCTTCTTTTACTATTCAAGATCAGCAAAGTAATCCAGATTGGAAATTTCAAGTTATTCCTGCTGGAGGATTTCTTGCTGGTGATGTTCTTAATTTCTCAAGTGATTACGTTAATAAACAACTTTATCTTACTCGAGGCGGGGTAATTACATATTTGGTTGATAAGATTACTACGGATTCGATTTGGCCAACCATATTTCCAGGAATGACCACACTTTATTTTGTAGATATTGCTAATTTCGATTGGAATAATCTAGAATATTACGCTACGTATTGGGGGGTGTAAATTTGAACTTATTTAAATACGTAACCACTACTGACCCAACAATTTTAGATCAAGGAGAGATGTTTAAAGCTCCTAAAAGCATCATGTGGGCTGAACGTTATAGAGATCCTGGAGAATTTGAATTAGTTGATAATCTTAGCTCAGGACTTGTGGATATTTTGCCAATTGGAACATTAATTTCTCATTACGGAACTCTCGAAGTAATGATTGTAGAAAATCAAGAAATTGATGATAGTAAAGAAGAAGACCCCGTAATAAAAATTACTGGTAGATCTTTGGAGTCATCTCTTGAGAATCGTATTGTTGGAACTAATCAAATTCGAGCAAACCCTATTATTGGGCTTGGATATAATTTAGCTGCTGCAAATACTTGGAATCAAATTGTTCTTTTGATAAATGACCACATTAATAATAATGTAAACATTAATGATAATTTCGGAAATATTTCCGCTGCTTCAATTGTTAGTGGAATTACTGGTGTCAGTGAGGCTAGACTTCTTAAACCAGAAGCAGTTGATAAGGCTGTATTGGATTTACTCGCTATTGATGATTGCGGAATTAAAGTTATTCGTAGAAATACATTTGGCGCTCCTGGTGGAAGCGCTACTCAAACAGTGTTTTGCGTGCATAATGGTATAAATAGATCAAACACAGTTATATTCTCATGGCAAGGTGGAGATCTTGATATAGTTGACTATTTGTGGACAGATAAGCCATTAAAGAACTCAGCTATGATAATTGGACGATATGTGAACACATATGTCGATACTGCTAATGTGACTAAATTTAATCGCAAAACTATGATTGTACCTGCTGATGATATTGACGGATATTTAACTGCTGCGCCGTCTGGGGCTACATTGAACAATATTGTTGCTCAAATGCAAACAAGAGGAAGACAGGCATTAGAGAAACAGAACCGTCTTACCATTTCAAGGGCCGATATTTCAAATTTATCGAAATACCATTATCGGCAAGATTACAATATAGGGGATTTGATCTCTTTAGATGGTAATTTTGGTCAAATTGCGGTTATGAGGGTTTTTGAATATGTTGAGATTCAAGATGAAAACGGAGAAAGCGGACATCCGACGTTTTCTATCCCTGGGCCTCCCTCAACGTCAATTCTTTATGAGACGGCATGATCTATATAATCCTAATTGTTATAATAATCATAATAACGCCAATAACTCAGATATATTTGATAAGACGTAGAACAAAGCCCGTAGGGCAAATTGTAATTACGGTCGATGAACGAGGAAAGAAGTTATTTTCTTTGGAATTAGACAAAAATCCTGATGAAATCGCAAATATGACTAATATCGTCTTCAAAGTTGTAAATTTACTGGAAGACGACTCTGAATGATCTTTCGCAATTTAAACAACTCTTATAATGGAGACTATTAAAGGAGAATAATGTTAGAAAGATTGGTTAAAAAGAAGCCATCAATTCTGGATGAGCCAATTGCAAAGCTTTTGACTAAATTGAATACGCTTAAACCAGATTCTGAAGAATATTCAAAGACAATAGACCATTTGGAAAGATTGAATCGAATGAAGGCTGAAGAGCGCGGACCTCGAGTCAATCCGGATGCATGGGCGGTTGTTGCTGGGAATCTTCTCGGAATTCTGATTATCGTAGCATATGAGCAGAAGCATGTTATGGTGTCGAAGGGATTGGGGTTTGTTATCAAACCGAGAGATCCTCACATTTGACCCCAGATGTAGCGAACAGCACGGGAGTTGTGAAATTTACACAGCTCCTGTGTTTTTCGCAATTATTATATTTTTTCCACTTGTTTTTAATAAAAAGACCCCCATATTTGGCTTTCTAAGCCGTTTAACCGAAATAAATGGGTAAAGATACCAGAAATGTCGTTCATCGTCTCAGAACGGCTTACAGAACCGATAGGAGAAAATCAATGGATAACGACGCTATTTTGTGGGCATTTCAGCATTTTTACCATATGGATAAGGCTAACGCTTGTATGCATTGCTCTCCAGTCAGATTTAGTCCTATAACTTTTAGATTATTGGATTCTTTAATGTCTGATTGGCCTGTAGATGAGGATATTTCTCAAGAAATGGCTGAAGTTAGAAGTCATGTAAACCAATACGCATTAGATCAAGGTCGGATTGCAGAGTAATTATATTTGAGTAAAAAATCCCAGGGGGAGATTTCCGAAAACTAATTCGCAATTTAAACAACTCTTATAATGGGGACTATATTTGATAAGGAGATTGAAATGCTTAATCGCGAAATTAAAGTGGACCTAGTGAAAAAAGGTAAGTCACAAGAAATTGAGACCGACCAATTAAAAATGACGTTTAATGAGAAAGCTGAGGTAATCAGTGATATTGTTGGCGAGAATATTAAAAAGATTGGCGTCGCAGTTTGTGTGTACGTACTTTTGGACACAGTTCGCAAAGTCGCGGTTGCCTCAGTAACCCACTGATGTAACCCGAAGGGAAAGCCTACAAAGGCTTTCCTTTTTGCTCGCAAAAATTACAACGCATATAATGGAGACTATAAAGGAGAATTAATGTTTAAGAACCTAATTTCGAAAGTCTTTAATAACGAGAGTGATGAGAACGTAAATGTTTTGAATGATGAAGTTACCCTGAAGGCGCTTTGCGCTTATCGGGATAGCCTTGTTGTGTCAGACGATTGCGTTTGGGATGAACTCGAGGCTGTTGAAGAAGAGATTGATAAAGTTTGGAACAGGATGCCCGTAAGGTCATAAAGCTAAGGCCCAATAACAAGGGCTTTAGTTTTTCTTCGCAGAAATTACAACGCATATAATGAGAGAATTACTACAAAGGAGTAATAATGGAAAACGATGTTGTTGATCATGTTAGTCTTTGGAACAAGACCACGAGTCAAGTTACCGTTGGAGATCAGCTGAAAGTTGCTGGTATGACAGGCTTAATTGCCGTCGCCGTACCTGCAATTGTAAGCGGGATCGCCATTGGAGGTTGCACTCTGTGGGAGAAGTTTCAGAGTCATCGGAAGAACAACAAGTCCGAAATTGAGTCCGAAGTTTGAAACTCATAAGGAGATATCTAACAAGATATTTCCTTTTTTCGAGTTCGCAAAAAAAACAAGGCTTATAGTGAAGAGAGTAAGAAATCCTAAAGTAAAGGATGACGAAGATGGATCGAGACTAAAGATTTTCATCGAGTCTCTTTTTTTCTGCGAGTTCGCAAAAAAAACAACCCTTATAGTGAGAGGAAGACGAGACACTAATGTGTAGGTGAAAGACCTACCCGTCTGGTGCAGGAGCTATACTGCAAAATCATAGTTTTAGTTGGGCTATGAACCTAAACCTCTCATTTCATTTTTGAGGTGATAATTATAGAAAGAAGATAATGGAAAAATTTAAAGATCACATTAAGCGAAATCAAAAGCGTTATATTTTTGGTGGGATTGCATTCGCAGGAATTACAACGCTTATAGTGAGAGGACGTCACGCCACTATGCAGAGCGTAGTGGATGGACCTTCGCAGGTTACCGTGCGTCCTTTCTCACTTTTTTCGAAACAAGACAATCAAATTGTAACAACTATTCATAATTCTACTCGAGGGCATCCAGGCTTTCGTGTTCTAAATCTTGAGCATATGATTGATTTTAATACTCAAGGAGAAACAGCAAAAGCTTTTGGTATTTCACCAGCCATGCTTTCAAGTCATCTTAATGGCAAAATTGATAATGTAAACGGTTTGCATTTCGAAAGAATAGCGGCGTAAGGAGAAATTGTGGAAACAAAGTATTATATTTATCAAACCCCTAAGAAGAAGCATTATGGTTTTTGGAAATTCTTGCTGGATATCTTTATGACGTGTATCACATCTGGATTCTGGCTGATCTGGATATTTGTAAGGGAGATGCGGAAAGCACGATGAGTAAACTGTCTCAATTCAGTGGAAGCGTTTTTAAGAACATAAAGGCTAATTCTCCTCTTATTTTCTCTGTTGCTGCTGGAGTTGGGACGTTAACTACTGCATTTTTGGTAGGTAAGGCTTCGTTCGATGCAGCTAATATGATACGGGACGATGAAGAGAAAAATGCTCCCGCCGTTAATCCTAGAGAACGATTGAAGGATCGAACTAGACTTGTCTGGAAACTCTATATTCCGCCGGCAATTTCCACAGTTTCTACGATTGTGTGCATCGTTGGCGCTAAGCGAATGGAGGCCCAAAAGACCATCGCCGCTCACGCTGCACTCGCTTTCACAGAACGAGCATATTCTGATTATCGAGACAAAGTGGTTGAGGAATTCGGTACACGTAAGGATCAGTCCATTCGAGATAAGGTGGTCGCCGAGCAGGTAGCAATAAACCCCCCGCCTTCACAAGAAGTGCTAGTAACAGGTCCGGGTAACGTTTTATGCTGTGAATTATTTACTATGCGATATTTCGCTTGTGATATGGAGAAATTGAAGAGATCTGTAAACGAATTAAATTCTAAACTGTTAAAACATGATTATGCTACGCTTGATGATTTCTATTATATGATAGGGCTTGCTCAGACTACGGCATCTGGAAAGCTTGGTTGGACATCAGATAAACTAATGGAGTTAATATTCTCTACGACATTGTCTGAAGATGGCCGTCCATGTATTACATTTGAGTACAATTACACCAAAACACTATAAAAAGGATATTCTTACAATGGATAATAAATATAAGGCTCTTATCGTCATTATTCTCCTCGTTTTGGCCAGCATAATCACTGCTCTTATCAAAAATCATAACTAGTTCGCAAGATTTACAATCATTATAATGAGAGAACACTAAAAGGAGTGATTGTAATGGTTGAAGAGATTGCAAAAGTAGCAGTAAAATTGCCCATGAAGCACAAGGTTGCGAAACTTATTCTCGGCACAGTTGCCGGGTTTATGGTTCAAAACTTGGTTGAAAAGGGATATGTTTCTGCATACGAATGCATTACAAGCAAGAAAATCATCACCAAGTGAATCAGTGAAGGAGGTACCTACCAAGGTATTTCCTTTTTCTTTTACTAGAGAGGTAAAATGTTTAAGCGAGACGTTACCTATGAGGACTTTGATGGCGAAAAAGTAACCGAAACGTTTTATTTCAATCTTACAAAAACCGAGATAATCGAGCTTGAAGTAGAATACAAAGGTGGACTAAAAGAAGCGCTTGATAGAATAATTAAAGCGCAAGACAATAAGCAATTGGTCGCTGAATTTAAGCGAATTGTTCTTTTCTCATATGGCGTCAAATCTGATGACGGTAGGAGATTCATTAAGAACGATACTCTAAGAGAAGAATTCTCTCAAACAGCCGCTTATGACGCTTTGTTTATGGAATTGGCCATGAATGAAGAATCAGCGGCAGCATTCGTAAATGGAATAGTTCCTAAGGATTTCGTAAAGGAGTTGGAGAAACTAGCTGCTGATAATGGTTCTCCTCCTGCAATTATGCCAAAGGCGCCAACAGGATAAATGGACTATCAAGGTAACCCGAATAAAGATAAAGAAAAAATACCAGAAAAGAAAATTGAAAAGGTTGTTACCGGAGAAGTCATAAATAAGCCAAAATCAATTGGCCGAAAATTTAAAGATATTTTCTTTGGTGGAGAATTAAAAGCTGCTACAAGATTTGTGGCAGCGGATGTTATTCTCCCAGCCTTCCGAGATTTACTCGTCGGTGCAATTACTGAGGGCACAAGACGAGTTGTATATGGTGAATCGATGTATCGCCGTAGACCATATGAGTATCGCCCTCGAGTATCTTATAATAACCCCGTATCCAGACCATATACTGCTTATTCATATCCACGAGATCCACGAGATCCAAGAGATCGTCCAAATCTACCAGATCAACCTTCAAGATCTTGGAGACAAGATAGACCTGAGAGTAATGAAATTATTTTATCCCAAAGAACGGATGCAGAACTGGTTGTAGAAAGACTTATTGATATAATTGAGAAATACGAAGTTGCTTCGTTAGCTGATTTGTACGATCTTATTGGACAGCCATCGTCTCCCATAGATAATAAATGGGGTTGGACATATTTGCGAAACGTTGAAGTTCGTCAGGTTCGAGAAGGATATTTGATAGATCTTCCACCTTTGGAGGCTGTATAACATGAAACTAGTACCAGCATCGGCTGTTGGTAAAATTAGTAGACAGTTGTTAATTGCAAAAAAGAATTCACCTCATATTTTCTTTGCTGCGGGAGTAGCTGGAACAATTGCGAGTACTGTTCTGGCTTGCCGTGCAACATTGAAACTTTCTGCTACTCTTGATGAAATTCAAAAAGATATTGACATAATTAAGCCTAAAAGAGAAACTCATCCACTATTAACTCCCGAAGTTGTTACTGGTGAAGATGTTGTCGTTGAACATACAAAGACGATTTATGTTTATAGCAGAGCTAGTCTTCGTATTGCTAAACTTTATGGTCCGTCGGTTCTTATTGGTGTTGCTTCAATTGGTTTGCTTGCTGGAGCTCATGTTCAATTGACTCGACGGAATAGCGCCTTGATTGCAGCATATGCTGCTGTTCAAAAGGCATATGATGATTATCGAGAAAGAGTTCGTGAAGAACTAGGTGCTGAAAAAGAACTCGATATTTATCATGCAGCCAAAACGGAGATTGTCAAAGACGCTGATGGAAATGATATTTCCGTTAAGGTTGTAGATCCGAATAAATATTCCCCCTATGCAAAATTCTTCGATGAGTATTCAGATAATTGGAAACGAGATGCTGAATTAAATCGGATGTTTATTCAATGCCAACAAAATTATTTGAATAATCGTCTTCTAGCATATGGGCATGTCTTTCTAAACGAGGCATATGATGCGCTTGGTGTACCAAGATCTTCTGCCGGTGCTGTCGTCGGATGGTTGAAAGATGGCGACGGAGATGGTTATATCGACTTTGGTATATTTGAAGCCTTTAATTCTAGATTTGTAAATGGAACTGAGCAAAGCATACTGCTCGACTTTAATGTGGATGGAGTCATTTACGACAAGATTTAAAGGAGGCTCATGCGAATCCAAATTAAAGAACATTGGAGAATTTATGTTGGTATAGCCATAGCACATGGTAGTGGTATTTGTGCTGGATATTTACTGGCTAAATTTAAATCAGACAAAAAAATCGAAGATTTGAATCTTGAAAAAGAAGAACTAGAATCTGAACAACTTCAACTTGATTTTAAAAGAGTTGAAATGGATAGGGAATTCAACGCCCAGATTCAGCAAGCAATCATAGTTATCAGAGAGCTTAAAGAATCTGGGAAAGTTTTTTTAGGTAGCATAAGAAGAGATGATCCAGAAATGGATAAATCTATTCAAAGTCATCCAAGTAATGAAGTACGAAGAATAATTGTAGCACCACCAAATACAGATAATGAGAATATTGTGATTAACGTTTTCCCAGACGAAAATGATGACTGGGATTATGATGAAGAAGTTAAGCATCGAACTCCAGATCATCCATACATAATTCATAGAGACGAATACTTCTCGAATGAAATGGACTATCGGCAATCAACTCTCACATTTTATGAAGGTGACGAAATATTATGTGATGAGCAAGATACTCCTGTTTATAATCCAGAAAAAGTCGTAGGCAACATTATATTTGGCCATGGTTCACAAGACATAAGCATTTGCTATGTTAGAAATGAAAGTCTTGAGGCTGAGTATGAAATTTTAGTTGATCATGGATATTATCAACAGGAAGTTTTAGGGGCTGAAGTTGGAAAAGACATACGACATTCTACTCGCGTCCCTAAATTTAAACGAGAATAAATATGGACGAGCCTCTTGAAAACGCATATTTTAAGTGGCTCTGCGCAAAAGTTATACAACCTAAACAACCAAGTACTCCATCGTTAACCTATTGGAAGTTATTGCATATTCTTCATAGTACGGAATTTGTATGGCTCTTGCAAGGAGATGATAATAGAGCTGCAGATGGTGTAGAACTACGTGGTGAATTTATATTTGAATGTAAAGTATCAGTTGCTCCTGATTGGAGAAATCTAGGCTGTTCGCTTCTAGAAATGCTTATAGGTTTTTCAAGAAGAGCGCAGTTTACAACTGGCATCCCAGCTCAAGATTGGTTTTGGGAGTTTCTGGATAATTTGCATCTTATAGATCTTAATGATGGTGCAGATTTCAATGAAGAAGACGTTGAAGATATTCTCGATGGATTTATTTGGAGAACATACAACATGGATGGTGAGGGGGGTATACTTCCACTTAATAATCCACCTAAAGATCAAAGACATGTTGAAATTTGGTATCAATTCTCCGATTATGTAGTAGACCGAAACAAAATACCTTGACCAGACAAGGGGGTGATGTGGATTTTTACCGAATTAACGTAAAGGAAACTAAAGGTATTCCACAAGCATACCCAGATTGGATTGTAGATAGCGTTGATGATTTAATGGTTAGAGGAGGTTCTTTTTATGCTGTCTGGGATGAAAATCATGGGGTATGGTCTACAGATGAATTTGATGTTCGGAGACTTGTAGATAATGATATTCATGAATTCATAGAGAAATCAAGAACTAAAGGCGCTGTCTTAGAACCTCTTTATACCAGAAATTTCAGTACTGGTAGTTGGGAAAGATTCAACAAGTTTGTAAGAAACCTTCCAGACAATGGAAATTATCACCAGTTAGACGAAAACATAACTTTTTCTAACACCGAAACAAAAAAGAAGGATTATGTAAGTAAGCGTCTGCCATATTCTTTAAATCCTGGAAAGACGGATGCTTGGGATGAACTCTTAGGTATTCTGTATTCTCCGGATGAAAGAGATAAAATTGAGTGGGCAATTGGCGCAATCGTTTCAGGAGATTCAAAGTGGATCCAAAAATTTCTGGTATTTTATGGCCCCCCTGGAACTGGTAAATCAACTGTAATTAGCATTATAGAGAAACTTTTCGAAGGTTATATTTCAACATTTGAAGCTAAGGCACTAACTAGCAATAGCGGTACCTTTGCTATGGAGTCATTTGAAAGTAATCCTTTAGTAGCGATTCAACATGACGGAGATTTGTCAAGAGTTGAGGATAACACAAAACTCAATTCTATTGTTGGGCATGACTCAATGAATATTAACGTCAAGTATCGATCGGCTTTCACAATAAGACCTAATGCTTTCGTAATAGTTGGAACAAATAAACCCGTAAAAATCTCCGATGCAAAAGCTGGAAATACAAGACGACTTATTGATGTTCATCCTACTGGAGTAAAAATTGAGCCCAGTCGTTATCATATTCTTGTAGAGAATGTAAAGTATGAACTTGGCCCGATAGCTTTCAAATGTTTGCAAAGATATCGTGAGATGGGTAAATTCTATTATGAGAATTATATTCCCACAAAGATGATGATGTTGACCGATACATTCTACAATTTTGTAGAGGCATATTTTGATGTATTCAAATCTCAGGATGGAATTCAGCTTAAACATGCTTGGGATTTGTACAAACAATATTGCGAAGAAGCAAACATTGTTAAACGTCTTCAATATCATGAGGTTCGTGATGAGCTAGGGAGTTATTTCAGAGAATTTAAGGATCGGCATATTATGGGGGAAAAAGAATACAGAAGTGTTTATGTTGGATTCAAAGGTTTGCCAGAACAAGGTCCCACTCCATTTGTTCCAGATACTTCATATGTGATTGAATTATCAGATTATGTTCCGGTTTATCATGATTCTGCATTCAATAGATTATATTTCGATCAACCAGCTCAATTAGCAAAAGATAGCGGTTATCCCAGGTATAAATGGGAAAAAGTAAAGACAGTTTTAGATGAAATTGACCCAACAGAACTTCATTTCGTAAAAATTCCAGAACAACACATCGTTATTGACTTCGATCTTGTAGATGAAGATGGTAATAAAGATCTTGAGAGGAACATAGAGGAGGCCTCAAAATTTCCCCCCACCTATACAGAACTTAGTAAGAGTGGGCATGGGTTGCATCTTCATTATATTTACGAGGGTGATGTTCACGATTTAAATCCAATTTACGATGTTGGTGTTGAAATTAAAACTCTTTTAGGTGATGGTTCGCTACGTAGAAAACTAACCAAGTGTAACAATCTTGAAGTAGCAAATCTCAGTGGTGGACTTCCGAAAAAGGAGAAAAAGGTGATTGAAACCAAAAGTATTCAAAGCGAACGAGGGCTTCGTGAACTAATTGAGAGAAATCTTCGCAAGGAGATTCATCCAGGAACGAAACCGTCGATTGATTTCATTCACCATATTTTGGAGCAAGCTTATAACGATGGTCTAAGCTATAATGTCGAAGACATGAGACCGGTTATATTGGCTTTTGCAGCTAGAAGTACAAATCAAGCATTGGCATGTATCAAACTTGTCCAAACAATGAAATTTGTTGGGAAATTTAACATGCCAGAAACAGATAGTGATGATAAGCCGCTAATCTTCTTTGATGTCGAAGTATATCCTAATTTGTTTATCGTATGCTGGAAGTATCAAGGATCGCCGACTGTTGTTAGAATGATTAATCCAAAGGCAGAAGACATTGCGCCGTTGTTTAATCAAAAGCTTGTTGGGTTTAACAATCGTCGATACGACAATCATATTTTGTATGGCAGATATATGGGGTATAGTCTCGAGGAATTGTTTGACCTAAGTCAGAAAATTATATTTGGTAATAACCCTAATCAAAGCGGAATGTTTGGTGAAGCGTATAACATTTCTTATGCTGACATTTACGATTTTAGTTCTAAGAAGCAAGGTTTGAAGAAGTTTCAAATAGAGCTTGGAATTCACCACCTCGAATTGGATTTGGCATGGGATGAGCCAGTTCCAGAAGGTGTGTGGGAAAAAGTAGAAGAATATTGTGTTAATGATGTTGTAGCAACAGAAGCAGTATTTGAATCCAGAAAACAAGATTTTGTAGCTCGTCAAATCTTGGCTGAATTATCCGGGCTATCAATTAATCACACTACACAGCAACATACTGCGAAAATTATATTTGGAGATGACAAGAATCCTCAAAGAAAATTTGTGTACACAGATTTGAGCTTGGAATTTCCTGGTTATCAATTTGATGGAAAGGAAAGTACTTACTGTGATGAAATCACAGGTGAAGGTGGTTACGTTTATTCCGAGCCTGGTTTTTATACCAACGTTGCGCTTCTGGATGTTGCGAGTATGCATCCTACCAGTATCGAGCGCCTCAATCTCTTCGGACCTTATACCGAGAAATTCAGTGCCCTTACGGAAGCTCGCATGGCGATCAAGCATAAAGATTACGACAAAGCCAGAGGTTTGCTTGACGGTAGACTCGCTAAGTTTCTTGAGCACGCTGAAGACGACGATAAGGGTGCTGAACAACTTGCATACGCTCTCAAAATCGTCATCAATATCGTATACGGCCTTACAAGCGCTCGCTTTGACAATCAATTCAGAGATATACGGAACAGAGACAACATAGTCGCCAAACGTGGCGCATTATTTATGATCGATTTACGGCACGCCGTTCAAGATAGAGGATTTCAAGTTGCCCATATTAAGACTGACTCAATCAAAATCCCAAATGCAACTCCCGATATTATTGATTTTGTCATCAAATTCGGAAGGGAGTATGGTTATACTTTCGAACATGAAACCACCTATGACAGATTTGTTCTTATCAACGATGCGGTATATGTCGCGAGTGTTCATGGTGGCTGGAGCGCTGTCGGAGCTCAATTCCAGGAGCCTTACGTATTCAAAGAACTCTTTTCGCACGAGCCTTTGGAATTCGATGACCTCTGCGAAGTCAAAAGCGTCACTCAAGGATCCATGTATCTCGGTAATGACGAAGACCAACACGATCTAAGCGGCCTTCGACACGTTGGACGTACTGGTAGTTTTATGCCAGTTAGATATGATGGGTATTCACTATGGCGGGTTAAAGATGGTAAAAAATACCACGTGTCTGGAACAAAGGGGTATCAGTGGATAGAACGAGACGTGGCTAAACATAGAGATTCAATCGATGAACTATTTACTGATATGGAATATTTCGATAAATTGAAAATTGATGCAATACGATCCATTGAAAGATTTGTTTCATTCGAAGAACTTGTGTCATGATTGAAACTGATCTTGTACGAGTAGATGTAAATGCTGGCGTTAACTATGCAGGAATTGGATTTGTAATTGTATCTGCTGTTTCACAAGGTGGGGAAGTGTTTACCGGTTTGTTACCACCAGATAAAGCACGAGAGCTTGGGCAAGCATGTTTCAAAGAGGCAGAAACAGCAGAAACGAACAACATTCTTTATACCTTGTTAAGAGAAATACTAGATTTGGATGAGGATGTTGTTTCCGATTTCATAGCTGTATTTGAACAAGCGAGAAAGGAATGACATGGCCGACGAATCTAAAACCTTTATGATTGAAGATGCTCGTATTATCTTACGTAACTTCTCAGGAAGAGAAGGGCCATACAATAAGGCAGGGATTAGAAGTTTTGGTGTTCTTCTACCAAACGAAACTATTGTTGAGCAATTGACAAGAGACGGATGGAATGTTCGTTACTTAGATCCTCGAGAAGATGGTGAAGAACCAGTACCGTTTTTGTCAATCGGTGTGAGATTTGATATTAGACCCCCCCGGATAGTTCTTTTGACAGAAGATACTAGAACGCAATTGGATGAAAATTCTTGCGAGGTTATTGACTGGGCGGACATTAAAGTGGCTGATTTAATCGCCCGAGGTTATGAATGGAACGTAAATGGTAAGACCGGTGTCAAAGCTTATTTGCAATCTTTATTTGTAACTATTGAAGAGAATGCATTGGACAGAAAATATGCTATTCATGACGATTAACCCAGCTACTAGACGGGACGCAAATGAATTTTACAACCTTCGTTCGCAAGCCATTTGTCGTTGACGCCGTTGAAGTTACGGCGGAAAATATTTCTGAAGTAGCCAAATATGTAGGTGATTTGCGAGAGAAAGAGGATGGTACTCCTTATATTCTTGTAGATCGTCGTCTCGTTCCGAATGTTGCCCGTGTGTTTCCTGGTTTTTTCATGACGAAGATGGGGGAGAACGTACGGTGTTACTCGAGGAAGATCTTCAAAGATCAGTTCATCATTCAGACAGCAGAGATCAAGCCATGGGTAGAGTTCATGGCCAACGATAAGCCTCCGCCCCCTTCATAGCTTTTCATGTTCGCAGAAAAAACAAACCATATAGTGAGAGAGACAGGAGGATAGATCCACGAGGTTCGTAAGAACTGAGGAAGCCGAGATAAGACATTACGATGTCGATACGTCGGGGAGCCTGTTAATCTCTTTTTTGTCGACTGAGCGACGCTAAAAAGGCTTTAAGCTCAGTGCGTGAGGCGCTAAGGGCTTCTGGGAAGTTGATCCTTACTGTCTGTGATGGATGGAGGCCCGCCCCTTCCCTCTCCATGTCAGACCGCCTCGATAGACTGTGAAGGAAAACACAGAGCGCATTGACTTGATCAGTCAGTGTTCAGGTAAAAAAGAAACCACATTCGTAGAGCGTTATAGCTCCGGAGGCAATAGGGTATTTCTCTTGCGAAATAACCGCCAAGAGTTACAAGCAAGATTGTGACCACGAATGGACGACTTGGTGGGGTGCGCATACCAGCAGACAGGAACTGTGAACCACGCACATCTTCTTGCTAATGCCACTACACGGATACATTAAGAAAGGGGTATCTGTGGCGGTAGTGCTGTCCGGTCGGGTCGGACCATTGGCAAACCACCAAAGGAGAACTGATGGTTGAGCCTACTACTGAGAAATTAGCTAAAGCTTTGGAAGAAGTTAATGCTCCTTCAGAGATGATTTACAAAGCCAGGGCTGGGTATTATGATGACTTCAAAAGCCCCCTAGCTATGCCAGAAATGCAGCTACTGGCTGATGCTAGAATGTACAACCTGGAATCAATTGCTCAAGGTGTAATGGAAGGTAAGTGGGACAGCACTAAAGAAGAATCTGATGAATGGGCAAAAAGCCCCGAGGGTCAAGAAGTGTTTGATCAACTTGTGAGACCTAATCGTCAACAACGACGGCATCCAAAAGGAGGAAAATGAAGTTTACTTTTGCCGATCTTATGCTACTTGTAATTGCAGTTTGCTCAATTTTGATTACTGTTAAAATTTACTAGTGAGAATACGCATATCTGTTGACTATCGTAAAGATTTAGTTCATTTATGGTATTATCGAAACGTTTGCGGAGAACGTTGTTTAAGTTTTCGCTTACCCTTTATCAAACAGGATGGTCTTGCAAGAATAAAACACAAAAAACGAAAGGAATAGCGGGTGGCTGCTAATAAGTATATCGTTTTTAATCGTGAAGAATTCGAAGAATTTCTAAGAAGTACATTCGATTTTTTGAATCCAAACATGTTCAAACCTCTTGACGAACATGAAATTAAAGACGCCGTAATTATTAGGCGGCAGGATTATTTCGCAAGCCCATGTCTCCTTACTTATGCCGCAATGATATCTTTGGTAGCAGAAAACCATCCTAATAAAAAGACTAAATCAGAGCTGCAAATTATTGCTGATTATTTCCACGAGCAAGGGGTATTGGCCGGGGACGAAGCTTGGAAACTCCCCACTCCTTAATTAATCGCAAGGAGAGTCATACTGTGATTCTCCTTTTTACCTTTGTATATAAAAGGAGGTGATGATGGATATCGACTTGATGGAGCATCAATCTTCTGCTGCAGATTTATTAGGTAATGGAAAAATATTGTACGGAGCTGTAGGTGCAGGGAAATCCGCTACGGCTTTGGCTTATTACATGAAAGAAGAAAAGGACCGAGATATTTATGTCATCACCACAGCAAAGAAGCGTGACTCTCTCGACTGGATGGCTGAGGGAGCCCGATTTGGAATTGGGACTGAATATTCTGGGACAGTGGCTGGTAAACTTACTGTCGACTCCTGGAACAATGTTGCTAAGTATAAAGATGAAACTGGAGCGTTCTTCATATTCGATGAACAGCGTCTCGTGGGAAGTGGTAGTTGGGTCAAATCCTTCTTGCACATTGTGCGACGAAACCACTGGATACTATTAACCGCAACGCCTGGAGATAGTTGGATAGATTATGCCCCCGTCTTCATAGCAAATGGATGGTACAAGAACATAACTGAATTCAAGCGGGAACATGTCATCTATGCTCCGTACGTAAAATTCCCAATAATCCAGAGATATGTTGGGCAAGCAAAATTAGAACGTCTTCGTAACGAAATTCTTGTAGAAATGATTTACCAAAGTCATACCCAGAGAATCCTGAATTACATAGACGTTTGTTATGATCATGATTTGTGGGATATGGCTGTACGCAAACGTTGGCATCCTTATGAAGATAGGCCGATTAGTGATGTCGGTGAGCTATTCCGAGTAATGAGAAAGATTGCCTACACACATTCAAGTCGTCTAGATACGGTTAAGATGTTTTTAAAATGCCATCCAAAACTTATCGTGTTCTATACGTTCAATTATGAATTGGATATCTTAAGAAGACTCTCGAGTGAGATAACAATAGCCGAGTGGAATGGACATAAAAAGGAGCCAGTTCCTAGCACTGATAGATGGGTTTACTTAGTTCAATATACGTCTGGTTCGGAGGGATGGAATTGCACAGAAACTGATGCAATGATGCTATATTCATTGACGTACTCTTATAAGAACTTTATCCAATCCCAGGGGCGAATTGATAGAATTGACACCCCATTCACAAAATTGTACTACTACATCTTAACAAGTGATGCGCCTATTGATACGGCTGTAAAAAAGGCTCTGGCCGAAAAAAGGTCATTTAATGAGCGAGAACAGGCTAAAAAGTGGCATTTTCCGGCAAATAATTTTTGAGTGCCGTATGGTTCGCCGGGTCTTTGCCGGGCTCTGACCTGGGAAAATAGCTATTTTAGGCACTTATGCATATATTTCTTTTACCTTAAGTTATAATAAGAACATTGTATATAAAGAAAGTAAATAATATAACAACCTCGACTATTTTAAAAGTTTTTCAGATATATGTTTTTCGCCGAAACGCCGGAGAAATTGATTCCGGCCATAAAAAGCTAAAAAAAGAGGCAGGTCATGGAAACAGCTACACATATGCTCCACGAAATTAGAAAAACCATCGATGATTTCCCAAATTATGAAGTAACCAATTATGGTAGATTCTTCAATATCAGAACTGGAAGAGAAATGAAGTTATCTCCAACACTAAATGGAGATTTAACTGTTGGGCTTATGAAAGATGGTCATCAATTTAGATTCTCAGCAAAAGGAATCGTTGCTAGAACTTTTGTTGAAGGAGAAAACGAAATCTTCAATACACCGATATTGCTAGATGGAGACAAATTTAATCTGCATGTAGATAACATTGTGTGGCGGCCAAGATGGTTTGCATGGCATTACACAAGACAGTTCTTTGATGTTCCGAGTTGGTACTTTTATGGACCTATTGTTGATAGAGCTACTTTAAGAGAATACCGAAATTATGTTGAAGTTGCAGTAGCACACGGTCTTCTTTGTAGGAACATTATGGCGTCGATTTATAATGGTCAACTCACATTCCCTACCCATCAAAAATTTGCCTATATTAGCTAAAATATACAAAGTGTCCTAAAAAACAACGCATATAACGAAGAGAGCGGTAGAATGTCTATTTTTTTACTGGTAAGGAGGAAACCATGTAATGAGAGAAGCTCAATATCAAGCACAACTTATAAGAAAACTTGAATCTTTATTCCCCGGTTGTTTTGTTTTGAAGAATGATTCTAGCTATAAGCCTGGTATTCCAGATCTTATAATTTTGTTTTCTAATATGTGGGCTATGCTTGAGGTTAAGCTTTCTGGAATAGCATATCTTCGCCCAAATCAAAATCATTATGTTCAGCTGTTAAATACCATGTCTTTTGCGGCATTTATAAATCCGGAGAATGAGGAGGATGTGTTGTATGATCTTCAATGCGCATTCGGATTTATACGGCCACCACGCGTTTCTTAGTCCTAGTAGTTATCATTGGATTAATTATACAGATCAAAAGTTAGAGGCAAGATTTATAGCCGCCACGGCAGCTAGAAGAGGAAGTGATTTACACGAGCTTGCTCATGAAGCAATAAGATTAGGAGTTAAATTATCAAGAGTAAATAGATCATTGGCGACTTATGTCAATGATGCCATAGGTTATAAAATGGAATGCGATCAAATTTTATATTATTCAAATAATTGTTATGGCACTGCTGATACAATTTGTTTTCGAAGAAATAAACTTAGAATTCATGATTTAAAAACTGGTATAGTACAAACATCAGAGCATCAACTTGAAATTTATGCGGCATTATTTTGTTTAGAATACAGCATTGATCCCTTTGAGATAGAGATTGAGCTTCGTATTTATCAGAGAGATGAAATCAGAGTGTTTGAATCATATCCAGAAACTATAATGGAAATTATGAATACGATTATAAATTTTGATAAACATATTGAATCTATTAAAGCGTCCGATCGATTTTAAAGGAGGTGTTTCGTGATTCTCAGCGAAGAAGAATATCTAGCTCATTATGGAACGCCTCGTCATTCTGGTCGTTATCCGTGGGGTTCTAGTGGGTGGGGGGATGCTCATCTTGATGAAACCAACACTCGAAATAAAACCTTTAGCCAGTATGTAAGAGATCTAAAAGAAAAAGGTCTTAGCGAACCTATGATTGCACAAGGTATGGGTATGTCAACGACCCAACTTCGTGCAAGAATTTCGATTGAGAAAAATCATCAAAGGCAGTCCGATATTGCTATGGCGCAAGGATTGAAAGATAAAGGTTATTCTACTAATGCCATAGCTAAAAGAATGGGGCAACCAGAATCAACTATTAGAAATTATTTGAAGGATGGAGAAGCTGCAAAAGCAGACATTCTTACTTCAACCTCCAATATGCTTAAATCACAAGTTGATGAAAAAGGTTTTATTGATGTTGGAAAAGGTGTAGAAAATTATCTTGGTGTTAGCTCAACAAGATTAGATACTGCAGTAGAGATGCTTAAAGCTCAAGGTTATGAAGTTCATGCAGTTAATGTAAGACAAATTGCTACCGGTAAAGATACAAGAATGAAGGTTCTTGGACCACCAGGATCAACACAAAGAGAAGTTTGGCAGAATCCAGATAAGATTCAACAAATAACTAATTACTCTGATGACGGTGGTAAGTCCTACACAAAAACCACCCCTCCAATAGCGATTGATCCAAAGCGAGTTGATGTTGTTTACAAAGAACAAGGTGGTAGTAAAGCAGACGGTGTAATTTATGTTCGTCCAGGAGTTAAAGATGTAGCGCTTGGCGGAGTAAATTATGCTCAAGTTCGTATTAAAGTTGGTGATGGGCATTACTTAAAGGGTATGGCTCTTTACAAAGATGGATTGCCCAATGGGGTAGATCTACAATTTAATACATCTAAAAGTGATACTGGTAATAAACTTGATGCTATGAAAGAACTTAAACCAGATCCGGATCTTCCTTTTGGTTCTATAGTTCGTCAAATTGTAGATAAGCCTGGGGCTTCTAATGCTAAAGTAACCTCCGTTATGAATGTTGTTAATGATGAAGGTGATTGGGAAAAATGGTCTAGAACTTTATCTTCTCAGATGTTGTCTAAACAAAGCCCAATGCTTGCTAAGTCACAGCTTGATATGACTTATGAACAGAGACAAAATGATTATGAGAATATAAAAAATCTTACTAATTCCACTGTTCGTAAAAGATTATTAAATGATTTCGCTGATGCTACTGATTCGGCATCTGTTAATTTAAAAGCAGCGGCTATGCCAGGGCAGGCTGTTAAAGTTCTTCTTCCTGTATCTACCCTACCTGTTACTCAAATTTATGCCCCCACCTATAAAAATGGTGACCGTGTTGTATTGATTAGACATCCTCACGGTGGCACATTTGAGATACCGGAATTAACTGTTAACAACAATCATGCTGAATCAAGAAGACTTCTTGGTGATGCAAGAGTTGCTATAGGAATTAATCATGAAGTAGCAAAGCATTTGTCTGGTGCAGACTTTGATGGAGATACAGTATTAGTTATTCCAAATAGATCTGGAAAGATTCAAACTACTCCAGCTCTTGAAGCTCTTAAGAATTTTAATCCACATACAGAATATCCATCTTATCCTGGTATGAAACCATTGCGTAATACACAAACTGAAATGGGTATTATTTCTAATCTTATTACTGATATGACAATTAAAGGCGCCAGTCATGAGAAGATTGCTAAAGCAATTAAGCATTCAATGGTTGTTATTGATTCTGAGAAACACAATCTTGATTATAAACGATCTTATAATGATAATGGAATAAAACAACTTAAAGAAGAATATCAGAGACAACCAGATGGTGGTGGAGGTGCAGCTACTCTTATCTCTAGAGCAGGAGCTGAGGTACGGGTACCTGAATTTAAACCCCGGTCTCAGAAAACAGGGGGCCCAATTAGTAAGACTACTGGAGAGAAAGTATACGAGCCAACAGGTAGAGTACATTGGAAGAGTGGTAAGCCAATCACTACAATCACTAAGAGGTTGGCTATTACCTCGGATGCTCGTGTCCTTTCATCCGGCACCACTATGGAATTGTACTATGCTCAGCATTCTAATAAGCTTAAGACTATGGCTAATGATGCCAGGCTTACTGCAATTAAAACCCCCCCTTCGAAATACATACCATCTGCTAAGAGGGCGTACCATTCTGAAGTGGCCTCCCTTGATTCTAAATTGGCCCTTGCCAAATCAAACGCCCCCCTTGAACGCCAGGCTCAATTAATCGCCAATAGTGTAGTAAAGGCTAAGAAGAACTACGATCCTACAATGGATAGTAAGACAGAGACTAAGATAAAGTATCAGGCTTTAGAAGAAGCTCGACGTCGTACCGGTGCTAACAAGAAGAAGATAGTGATCACTGATAAAGAATGGGAAGCCATCCAGGCTGGAGCTATCAGTGACTCTAAGCTTAGTGAGATACTAACACATGCCAACATGGATGTAGTTCGTGATCATGCTACACCTAAGGATAAACTACTGATGACTAATGCTAAGACTAACAGAGCTAAGTCTATGCTTGCGTCTGGTTACACTAGAGCTGAAGTAGCAGCTGCGCTTGGTGTCTCTCTTAGTACATTGGATAGATCAACAGTATGAAAGGAGATTGAATGATTACTAAGTCAGCACTAACTACAATAGACAATCCTCATTCTCCTTTCGATGACTTCTCTGCATGGTATGCCTATGATGTATCAAGTGGATACCATACTTGTTCATACCTTGCACGAATCGTTAAGCTTTCAGATCAATTAAGTGAAGCTGACGAAGACGTTGCGGTGGAGCTAGCTATCGATGAGATAATAAAGGAAAATGTTTCAGGAATTTATAGAAAAATTGTAAAAGAAGTTGAAAATTGAACAAAAATTGAATAAAAATTTAATTTAAGAAAAAGTTTTTTGAAAAAATTCCGGAGACAACCACCCCCCGGGGGGAGGGTTCGCAAATTCTACCCCCCCTCCTGCAT